ACTGCTTTGACACGGAGCAGTATTCACCGACAGCCTTTGCGAGCAATGAGCATAATGAGCTGCAGGCTTTGAATGCTCGTGTTCTTTCTGACACATTGCCTCCAACTGATGATTTGGAGGCTTGTGTGGAATGGTGTAAGAGGAATCATAAGAAACTCTTCCCGCATATGCATAATATCAGGAGCGTTCCGTTTGATGAGTACATCTCTCGTTCGAACGCGTCGCCCAGTGTCAAAGCAACTCTCCGAGTAACGATGGAGCGTTTGCGTAGTGAAGGGATCACAGAACATAGTGATCTTGGAAAGCCCGGTTGGAGGTGGAACAATAAGTCTAAGACTTGGGATCCCATCTTCTCGTTGCTTGTACGCAAATGGACTACTCGCTCATCGTTCGTTAAAGTTGAAAACAATCTTTATGACTCGCCATTAGGTACAAAAGACAAGGCACCAAGGTTGATCCAGGGAGCAACACCTGAGTTCACCTGTTTAGTTGGTCCTTGGATTATGGCAGTTCAAGATGAGTTTAAACGCTGCTGGGGTAAAGACAACAATCTTGTCTTCACCAGTGGATTAACCGGAGAAGATAGCGCTCGCTTGTATACTTCTGACAAGCATGTTGGTGGTCGATACCTTGAGGATGATCTTGGTAAGTTCGACTGCTCAATCCGTGTGCAATGGTGTCTCTATGAGTTGTGGTTGTTTAAGAGGTGGGGAGCTCCCTTAGCTGTGGAGCAACTCATCTTTGGTAATATTTACACTCATGGTTATACCGCTCACGGTTGGAAGTATTCATGTTTGGGCACCCGCAAGTCGGGAGACCCTTATACCTCATTGATGAACTCTATCATCAACGGATTATCTCATCTTTATTTGTATTGCAAGTGGACGAAAAAAAGTGTGTTTCAGGCACGCTCTACTATCTTCATGTTGCTGCAAGGTGATGACAATGCAATGTGGCATGCTGAACATCAGAAGTTCGCATGGCGTAAAGGCATGTCAGGCCTCGGCTTTGATAGCGAGGCAATTTATCGTGATGAATTGAATGAGGTCGAGTTTTGTTCTTGTCGTCTGTACAGAACAAACAAAGGCTGGTGCTTCGGTCCGAAACCTGGTAAAGTTTTGGCGAAGTTAGGCTACATCATAAATGCACCTAGATCCGTAACTCGCGAATCAATGATGCGTGGTGTAGCCTTGGGGCTGCAGAAAAGTTGCAGTTTTATCCCGCCTCTGAAAGTAGTAATTGAGAGAGTGTTGGAATTGACTGAAGGTCATCAGGCTTATTTCCAACGAAACTTTCTTGAGCACACTATGAAAGTGCAGGAATCCTATGAAGTAACCCCCGATATAGAGTATGGTTTGTATAAAGCTTATTATTGGAGTCATGGGAACCATAAGGAATTTGCGGCAACAGTTAGTAAGATGCAGTTTGGCGATCGCCATGATACGCTAGCTGAATTGTTGTTCGACAGAGATACCTCGGGTCCGCAAAATATTTTTGCGTCTGCATAAGTGAATTCAGTGATTAACGAACACTGTCTTAGGTAGTTTGAAATTAAACTGTAGCATTTGTCCCACATGACATCAGTGTGGTAGTAATGCGGCCGCCATCCCTCCGGGTGCCTATGTCGACAGTCACATTCCTGTTAACGCAAAGTGCTCCAGTGTGCCTATACC